GCAATGACAGTCCGTGTTTGGGCGTGGTTGTCTGACTTAACAACTGGAGCGTATAAACCATATGATTCTGTTTTATGAATGGACTCCCTACCACCGCAACTCAATTTACTAATTGGTACAGTGAGAACTTTGCTTCTTCTGGGATATCTTTCCTTGCAAGTGGCGGCGCAAATTGGGTCCCTGGCAGTAGCAGTGTTTCGTCCTCTGTTACGCCGAGTCGGGTACAACCTGCTAGACTCAATCAGGACTATGCCAGCTTCGCACAGTCATCTCCCGCTAACAATCAAGGATTTGACCCATGGGGAGTGAAGGACTCGCCAATTATTGATGATGACGAACGTGTTCAATCTAATTTGGAAACTGAGACAGAAATACCGAATGAAGCTGAGGAAGGGTTATCAGAGACTGTTGAGGCAGTTGGTGAGGTTACGACTGGAGTTGAGGCAGCTGAGGCGACCGCTGCGGTGTCCACTCCTTGGACCTTGCTGGCTATAGCCAATCAACAACTAGGCCAAGCAGTTAGTACAGCACATGTGTCAGGATTGCAACAGCAATCCTCGGCGGATTACACGGCCAATATGCAGTCTCACGGCTTGAATGTAGGTCTTAATGCAGACCTTATTCGTGAACAGCAGAGCCAGACCATTTCGAGGCAGCAGGCAGGAGGTTCTATTGGGTCTTTGCTTGGGCCCCTTGGAACGTTGATCGGACAGGCCATTGCCGGATATAACTCTGTGAACCAGGAGGATTTGAAAACAGCCGCTTCTTTCAACGGCTATATTAATCCCCAAATGAGTAACATCGTTGCTTCACAGACAACATCTGGTGATGCAGGACAAGCAACTCAGGTTGATAATGTCGACACAACAAATGCTTAGTTTTAACCCACCACGGCTAGTGAATGTGCCTCAACAGCCACCTCCACAAACCGTGAGTATGACCTTAGAACACTCCGGTGTTCCTGTTGACGAACCGCTTTTAGTTACGGATATCCCCCCTGATTTTCAGTGGATGGCCCAGCTACAACGTTATCATACCTCGTTTGTAGTATCTAAGAATAAGAATCCCAAGGATCCCTTGTGGCGTGACAATGTTCACACCATGATTGAGACTTCTGATGGTGATCCATACAAGATCATTCCATCATGGAATTTGTTACCAATGGTGACTTCCAGGTGGTGGAATGGGATTATCAGCTACAAACTCATTGCTATTAAGCCACCACGAGTTACTGGAAAATTGTTGATAAGGTACTCATTTGACCCACACGATGACTTCTCTGGTGACTCAGTTCGCCGTGGGATTTGCAAGGAGTGGGACCTCGGACAATCATCTGAGTGCGAATTTGATGTAGTTGCTACAAATACAATTCGTGCCCGACCCACATGGTTACCCTTGATACGATCTGGTAATGTTACTGGAGCCTACTGGCTGGACCAATATTTGCCATATCAAACATGGCATTATGGTTCACTCATGATAGAACTGGCCCAGCGAATTCAAGTTGGATCAATCTTTCCTGATTCTATACGGATATTGGTATTCAAATGTTTTAAAAATGCAGAGTTCTACCTGCCCACTGATGCGAGAGGAGATTCCCCGCATTTCTTGGCCACTGGAACTGTGCCTTCAGGTCGAAAGGTATGAACGCAGAGGAACCTATTCAATCTGTTGGGGCCAACCAAATAGTTGGAACTCAAGGAGATCCTTTGCAAGAACAACCACGAGTCCCCACTACAGCTATGCCACGCCAAATGTCATTTTCATCATTGATATATCAGTGGCAACCGATGGGCTTGAGAGTGGTTGTTAATTTGCCTTTTGTAGGAGATGACAAAGACTTTTTGTTTTATATACGTAATGGCCCTTTCATTCCTTACCCGTGCAAGTACCGAGACGACAGCATTTCGCAAGAGCCTGGCGTCAGTCTATATCCGGCTTGGGTCATGTCATATGGCCTGAATAATATGGCAGCAGTTTTTCTATTTAGTGACTCCTTTAGAGAGTATCCCGACTATAATGGAACAAAAAATTTTCCAATTACGTTGACTCAATATGATACTCCACCTATTATATCATCAATGGCCATGTCCTTTAGAAGATGGAGAGGTGCCATGCAATACCGCATTCGTGTTGTTGCTGGTTCCATTACTCAGGGTTATATCATTGTGACCCCGTTGAAGAACATCTTTGTGCCTATTGCCATCTATAACCAGTTTAAGTATCAACCGGCAATCCAGCGTCAGGATCACTCATATAAAGCATCTATGATGAACTCATATGGACTGGTTGATATAGCTATGATTAGGCACTCTGAAATCACTATGCCGTTTGACTATCCAGTAGCATATTATGATCAATTTGCATGGATGTCAAGGCGGGTTTCACCATCACAGGATTGGGCTGG